CATTGCCTCGTCAACCAGCGCGTTTCCGATGAACTGGTCGTCGCTGGCGTTGGGGAACTGACCGTAGACCTCGACGTGGGCTGCGCTGGAGTCGGGGCCATACTCGTCAATGATCTGTTGATAGACGGCTTTATCCGTGCCTTCGACGGAGCGGGCATCGACAATTTTATTTCGCCAAAAGTCTCGCTTGGAGTTAAAACACTCATAAAAGTAACCAGAGTTACGACGGGGGTTGCTGAAGCACAACCAAAAGCGATTAGGGGTATTTTCCGTAAAAAAGCCCGCTGCAACTGACCAGATACTATCATCAATTCCGCTCGCCTCATCAAATACCAGCATGACACCCGCGAAGTTATGCACGCCAGCGTAAGAGTCTGGATTTTCTGCACTCCACAACCGCCCTTCTACGCTCCAATAGCGCGTTCCTAGTTTTAGATCCCGCTCGACCAGCTCTGCTATCCACTTCGCCGGTAGCACCCGTGTTGCGGATACCTCGAACCAATGACTGTGTATCGACATACTCAGCCACTTGGTGATCTCAGCCCAGGTGACGCTACGTAGCTGCGCTTCTGAGTTAGCTGAAACTATCGTGGTAGAACCTATTCTTGTCGTCAGCATCCAGATTGTCAGCCATGACACCAAGGCAGACTTACCGATACCGCGACCTGAACTGACTGCCATACGCAGCGTCTCAAAGTCTATCTTGCCGTTGTTTGCTTTGATGTGCTCGCGTAATTCTGTCAGAATTTCCCGTTGCCATTTACGCGGGCCTTCGAAGTGTTCAAGGGGCGTATTCGGTTTCTTCCACGGGAACGCTAATCTGACGAAGGCCAGTGGATCGTTCTTCAGCGTCGGATTCCACAGCGTCGCCATCAAGCGCTGTTCTTCCTCCGGGCTGTATATAGTCGTTTGCATCTATGATCTGCCCTTCAATCACGCGCTGTTGCGCTTCTTGTAGCGCCGCCGTGATGCTGATCGTCTGGTTAACTTCTACGCTGACAGCCTGTTTGGCTACCCAGTTGTGAACATGTTTCAACACATCTAGCGCCGCTTTGGTGTCGCCAGCCATAGCCGCATTACGCAACACATCAGCCATTTCCATTTCGCCTTCAGCGCGGCCTTTGATCTCTGCATACTCCGCTATCGGGTCGAGCTGTATTAACCGCCGATACTCAGTCGGCAGCATACCAGAAGCTAACGCCAGTGCGTCGCCCTTGAGTCCGCGTTTAGCGGCTTCATAAATCTTTTCTAGCCGTGCTTCGGTTGCCCGTATTTCGCGCGGCTCATGGGGGATGGAACTAAAGCCACCATCTGCATAGAAAGCCATAAAAAGTTTTATAGCACACAAAAATAAAAAATAAAAAAGTTTGTGCAGTCCCTGCGTAGATATTCCCAGACTGCTCAAGGCCCAGCCCCCCTGTCTACAATCTCCAGTATACAATTACGTTTACATAAACTAAGTAGACATTTAGTTTAGGGCAATTAGGGCAATCGCATTTCAAGTCGCAACCGCATCACTGGGGAATTCCCAGGGGAAGTTTGCATCGGTGCTGGCGGGGCGGTTAGGGCAGCTAAACGCCCAATCACCCTAAAATATCGCAACACCTACCCTAATCAGGTATCAGAAAGGTAACTTATAAAACCGCATATAACGCATTGATAACGCCTGAACATCAGCGATTTTAGGGCAATTAGGGCAATCGTTTTCGGCGACATCTCCTATAGTAATACAATTACTAATATACCAATTATATAGACTATAATATAAGATTTAAGATTAATTATTATTGATTACCCTAATTACCCTAAAACAGAACATTAATTAGCAATTACAAAAAGATGCGCCGCCCCACACGATTGCTCTATTTTGCCCTATCACTACCCGTTTAGGGCGATCGCCTTCACTTTTCATTTACCTTAAATCAGCCCCCGATAAAAAAGATCTTTACAACTTATCCCCATACGTGCTATTTGTAACAAATCAACAGGAGATAGCAACATGCAACATGATCGCCACGTTCAAGCTAACAATGTAATGATCGCCATTTATGCAGCGCTTAAAGACAGCGAAGCATCTTTAATTAGAGCCAGCGCCACTTGGGCTTGGGGTGTTGAACCATTATTTTCGGAGGGTTGAGAGATGAGAACCATGCAGATTATAGAGACGATAGTATTCACGATAGCTGCCACGTTATTCGTCCCGATGATGGCGCTGGCGACACTCTACTTCGTATACTGAGAGGGTAAGATCATGACACACTTCGAAACGATCCACACATTCAAGACCGCGCGGCTAACAATCGAGACGGCTGTTGCGCCGGAAGATTTTGAGCCTGATTGGGATTTCGAGAACGAACAATACCGCCAAGACACGCTGGAAAAAATAAACAATGGTGACTTGTCATGGTTTCAAGTGCGCGTGCGCGTGCTACTCGACCACAAATTTGAGGTAGGCGCTGATTATCTTGGCGGCTGTTGCTATGAGACGACAGAAGAATTTATACGTGATGCGTATTGGCGCGACATGGTGCATAGCGCATGTTCCGAGGCGCGCAACTATCTCACCAAATATCGCACGCCATTGATTGTGCGCGCGGCCTAAGTGTAACAAATCAACAGGGGGACATAATAATGATTAAAGCATGGAGACAACCGACCAAAGCAGAAATTAACTTTGGCTATGGCGCTATTCATTACGCCGAATTTGACCGCGAGCTGTGGCTGCGCAAAGACGGCAAACTAAAAAAGTGGATAGTCTCGCCATATGACGGTTTACGCTATTACCGCTAATCTGTAACAAATCAACATAGGGGAATAAGATCATGCGAACGACTTTTGATTTTTATTATGATCCTGGTCACGGCTGGTTAAAAGTAAACACCCGCGACTTGTTCGCGCTGGGGTTAACGCCGAGCGATTTCAGCTCTTATTCATACCGCAATAATGATGATCTATATTTAGAAGAGGATGCTGACGCAACAAAGTTTATTGTGGCTTATCGCCAAGCTACAGGTAATGATCCTAAATACCGCGAGCGCGGCGCGGGCGAACGGCAATCAAGAATTAGGTCATACGCGCGCAATATGTAACAAATCAACATAGGGGAATGACAATGAGCGATTATAACGGCTGGACAAACTATGCAACTTGGCGCGTCAACTTAGAGATCTTTGATGGATGGGATCCATACGATTGCGGGCACGATAGTAGCACAAGCGCCTATGATCTTGGGTTAGCTCTTAAAGACATAGCAGAAGAACTGTTAGCCAATGACGGCAAAGGATTAACCTTTGACTACGCAATGGCGTTTCTGTCTGATGTTAATTGGACAGAGATCGCGCGTCACATGATCAAAAATTATTCGGAGGCGGCATGATGCTGACAGTCTCTCTCAACATAGAAACAATCGACGCAATAATCGCATGGATTGACAGCCAGCCAGCGCCTCTCCCGTGGCATATGATCGACGCGCGCGAGACGCTGAAAGAGGAACTAGATAACGAATGGGAGCGCCGCGCGGATGATTTCTTTAGCTATGGCGGCGAGAGAGCTGAAAACGATTAAGGGGAAAACAAATGAAAAAACGCGATTATTACCGCCTTTGTTTGCGTCAGCCGGTGGATTGGCTGCAATCAAATTTAGACAACCCTAGCCAATATCAAACGCCTATTCACCTAGCGTTAATTCGTTTGGCTATTCGTAACATGGAGCGCAACAAATGAAATTCACATATTACTTTGATGAGCTGGAGATCATTAAAAATTATGCCGTCATGGTAGCTGGCGAAGTAGATGTAGATTATCACATTGCGCCAGCCGAGCCGGATGTTGGCATATCCGAGCCTTACATTGACGATATAGACATAACGTCCATCGTCTTAAACAGTAACAAGAAAGACGTGCCAGCTCTCAACATCAGCCAAGATCACTGGCTGTATAAGATGATCTATGACGCGCTAATTGATAGCGAAGATTTGATTTACGCTTGTGAACAAGACGCAGCCGAAGATAAGAGGGATTACTAATCATGTCTAAGATGAAAGACTATTACGAATTTCTGCAAATGCTGTATCGCCTCGACACCGACGCCTTGCGCGTCATGCTGGAATACGAGTGCGATGACTTCAAACGCAAATTGATCGAAGGCGAGATAGGGGCGCGATCATGAGATACGAATTTGAATTTGACACTATCGGCGAACATTGGATTACATTTCGCGGCGTCGTGACATACGACATTGAAATGACGAAAGACGAATGGCCTAAGCCATTCATCACGAATATTAATATCGAGGAATGTAAAATTCTATATTCTCAAATCTTACCCGATGAAGACGACAACCCAGGATGGCGCGACGCCAGCCCAAAAGAGCTGGAATATATAGCGGCGCACAAGGATTTTATACGCGAATTAGATCGCCATTGGGGGGAAGATGCGCCATGAGCACATATGATGATGAATATATAAGACGACTAGAACGTGAAGTGAAATCGTTAAAAAAACAATTAGAAGCCGCGCGCGATAGCATAGGAATATATGACAACTATAGAACCGCGCTGTTTTCTTTTGTTCAAGACCCGCCAAAAATGACGCTAGAAACAGCAATTAAGCAAGCAAAAAGAGCGTTAAGAGGATTAGAAATATGAAAACAGGCGCACAAAGACAACTCAAAGACCCCAGCGCGCTCACCCCATACGAGCAGCGCATATGGGAGTTACGCCAGCAAGGGTTAGACAATCATCAGATCGGCGCGGCTATGGAGCAATTACCGGCAAGCGTAGCCTCGCGCATGAAAGCCATAAAAGAGAAATTGGAATTGCAAGATGCGCTACGCATGGTGGGATAGAGCGACAGAAAAAGAGGGTGATGTGTTCATACGCGACATAATCGCGGAAGTAGCTGATGAATTTCAGCTATTCCCGTCAGATATTGTAAGCCACAAAAGGCGAAGCAAGATCGTCAGCGCGCGGCATAAGGCTATGTATCGCGCACGACAAGAAACAGACGCGAGCTACCTAAAACTAGCGCGCATATTCAAACGCGATCATACAACCGTTATCCACGGTGTTAGATGCTGGAAGGCAAAGTTAGATGGCACACAATACAAAAGAACAAAGCGCCCTAGCGGTGCTGATAACAGTAATAATCGAAGTTCTACTGGGGCTTAAATGATGTTTACATACCAGCTAATCGACCCCGCCCTGCTATACGATGGGCTAGGTATCTGCTATTAATTGGGGACGTGTTGACCTCCCCTAGACTTGGCCCTGCGCTTAACGGCGCGGGGTTATTTTTACGAACTCATTGGCTGGCAAGATGTCCTGACCAAAAGGTTTTCGCGGCTCCTGCATTTGATAGAAGTTATAATCGAGCAAATATGGTAAGATGCGCGGCATCAGCCATTCACGCATAGCATTTGTTGATGCGGCCACTGGCGCGGGCTGATAAGGGGCCGTGCGGCCATAGGTAGCTGCATCATGGGGGAGAGTAGCTTGGAACGCCCGAATCCTATCCCAAAAGTCTTTATTGGCGCGCTGATCGCCACCTAGATACCCAGAGATCTCATCCATGACAGACACCGAATTCGAGCGGCGCTTGAAAGCGCTGCAACAGGAAGTAAGCAGCGCCTATCTTAAAGGATACGAGGAAGCTAGGCAACGCTCACAATGGACGATCAGCGCCGCCGTTGACGAAAGCAACCGCCTTCGCTTGGCGCTCGAAGAGGCGCTGGTTGGTGCGGACGAAACAACAAAAATAAAAATTCTTGAAACATTGCGAAGAAAATCATAGCCAAACCCTCCAAAGGGTCAGACCATGATCCCACCGTTTCTCATAAATGTCAACGGCATAGCCCCTCTTTGCAGGTGTGATAGACGATTTTAGTTAGCTCACACCCACTTAGGCTTAGACTTAGGCATAGGGACAACATTATTGTCTTTAGGCTTCTCATCGTCTTTAGGCTTCTCATCGTATTTAACCTTATTCTCTAACATTTCCCTGAGTTTAGATTTTTTATAATCGGCTAACATGTGCGGCGCGCAGAATATGTGCTTCTTGGTCTGATATTCCGGCGTTCCTACAGAGCCGCAATCAATCCAGCCTGCTTCCTTGAGCGCCTGAAACAGCGCCGCTGGCGGTATCTTCATTTTAGTAGCTGGCGCTTTAGTTGATACAGCTAGATCTTGACAAATCTTATGGAATGGACTGCCAATAACTTCACGATCAAATGGCGGCTCTTTGTTTCTTATCGCGTCTAAGATGTAACTTTCAGCCAGCGACATGCCGCTCTCGATCAGCGAGGCTTTATAATCGGTCAGCGGCGGCATCATGCCAGGATTAAACTTAGCCACGTCGCGGTCGTGTAACCACTGAGCGATAGCGTTGAAGCCCTCGCGCTGATACCATGCCGCCATAGCCGCGCCATCGCGTGGGTGCATACGCGGTGCAGTAGACCACACGCAGAACCAGCGACGGTCGGTTGACTCAAGCGTGATCGGCAGACGATGATTTGTAAACGCTAGAACGAATAAACGGTTGAGCATGTAATAGGGATGCAAGCCCTTACGGTTGATCGAGATCAGATCCGGCGGCGCAGCGATAAGCGGCTTAAGTTGGTTAGCCAGCGCGCGGCGTTCGACGGCCTCGCCTTCCTTTAACTCGTTGAGGACAACGATCTCGCTTTCTAAAAGATAGCCCCACTGGTTGTTAATCAACTCATTCTTAATCAAACCGTAGTTGCGCTGGAACGGGCCGCAGATGCTCCAT